AAATAAAAGTTATTTGGGTATAATCTTGGTATTAGATGGTGGAAATGAGTTAATATATGAAAAAATGCGAGAAATATGGTTTAAATATGGTAATATAAATCCAAAATTTAGGATGTTTTTTATTAGATACCGTGAGTCTAATATAGAAGAAATCGAATTATCACTAGAAGAATCGTGCATTTATTCAAAGGGTAAGGAACCAAATAATCCATATGCGAATAAAATGTTGGTCGATAAAACTTTAAATGCTTTAAAGTATTTGGATAAGAATGATTATCGATACAATTTTATAATAAGGACGAATATAAGTACATTCTGGGATACTTACAGATTAGAGAAATATCTTGAAGATATCGTTAAAAAACAGGATGAAAGCTTAAATTTTGATACTGTCCTAGGATCACAATTAGATAATAGTTATATAAGTGGTACATGTATGATTTTTTCATCATCTGTAGTTAAAAAGCTCTTAGAGAATATAGGAATCTTAACATATGATAAAGCAGAAGATATAGTATTTGGTAAAGCTGTAATAGAATTGGGTTATACAATAACAGATCTTGGCAGAGCTAATTTTACTAATAATAATATTAACAAGATATTTAGGAGGATTGCATCGTATAGAAATAGGGGATTCTTTATCTTTAGAGTAAAGAACAAAAAGAATAGGTTAAAATATGATCAATTCATATTTAACACATTATATGATATTATTTATATACATAGAAAATGATAAACATGGGACAAAAAGCTGGACTAGGTCGTAGAGCTAATCAACCCTTATATTATATATAAAAAATGATAATTAAATTTTTCTCTTTTGTTCCAAGAACAAAAAAGAGAGAGAAGGGAAAGGGAAAATAAAGAAATGAGTTATCAGGTTACTGTTGTTGATTGGAATAATTATAAAACAAGTTTTATTCTGTTTAGTTCGATGGATGCCTTGTTGAACGCGGCGAAAGAGCAATGTATTATTACTGATGAGAATGCAGCTCGAATTACTAATGCATCAACAAACTCTGTTGAGTTTGATTCAGCTATTAACGATTTTATCTGTGATCAATATAGTGAGATTTATTCTTATCCATACAGCATGTTTGGTTGGACACGTATTGTCAGGCTTTCTGATCAAAAGGTGTGGCCAACTGATAATCGAGATGCGGTTATCGAGAGTGCTTATGTTGTCACTCTCATTGATTGTAAGTATTGCACGCATGTTACGAAAATTTATCAAACAACCGAAGCATTGCTTTCTGCTATTCGGGAAGAGAAGTGTTGGTCATCTGATGATGAAAACAATGATGTTATTACTCCATACACAAATGAGGAATTTACATATATGCTTACTGGATTTATTGAGGAGGAACATGATAAGATTTATTACGAGGCAGCACAGGGTTGGGCATCAATCGTGGTGATGGCGACAAAACAGATTTTCGGTGAAGAGGGAGCTAGGGAGACTTAAATCATCTGTCAGTATCAAATCATTAAATAAAATATATCTATTATGCATACTTTGTTTCTTCATTTTCTTGTGATCTTGAAGATCTAAGAAAATGCAAAGTAAGTTTATGAATCATAATGGTTCTTTTTCTGAGTTGGTCATTCTGTGTTTCCGAAAAACAATTAAAAACATTACAATAGACTATTTTGTGGACAGGGTGTTAGGATACAAAAACCAAATGCTATAATAAAAGGTACGAAAAATGGAGTTAGAACTAGTATTAGAGGAACTATCATTCTATTATAGTTATTATTAGGTTTAACAGTTTCAATAGTTATAAAATATAAAGGGAGTGCTAGGAAGTATACAATATACACATAAAGCATTGATAATGGAAATAAACCCAATCCATTATCCTGAATACAGTAGTTGTCAGCTATTAAATATGCAAAAGGTAGATAATACATTTTGAATAAGTTTAGCATAAGAGTATCGATAAAAGAGTCTAACATTGTAAAAATAATTTACGAAGGAATATTCTAAAGAGAAAAAGAGACTTTGTAAAAATAATGATTATTTGTTAAAAAATTCTTAATTAAGATTCAATTTTTAATGTATAAGGATATTTCATTATTTAATAATTAATAATGAATGATAAGTGAAACAGTAATATATGATTTACTAACAGTAAATTTTACAAAAGTTAATAACTCCTTAGAAAGCAATAATGTTAAATGGATAAAGAACAATAATACATATATTCATAAAGATTTAAATATAAAGCGTAAGGCAGGTGCATTAGTATTATTTTCAAATAATTCGAATAACGATCATAATGAAATTATTGGACTCATTGCTAAATTAGAGACAAAGTTGGATGCATGGTATAAGATTAAAATAAGATGTTCTACAAGTGAATTACATATGGTAATTAGAGACTGTATAGTAACAGATGATAAAATTGTTTTAAATGAAGAGCTATTACAGTGTTCATCTTCTTTTAAAAATGTAAATAATGAGATAAATTTAAAGGATGTTGAGGAAAAACAAAGTGAGAAAGCTGAGGCTGTGATAACTGTGACAAATGCAATAATAAATACAGATGTTATAGAGATTAATAATGTGGTTAAAGATATAGTTTGTAACAATGGTAAAAGTAAAGAATACAATGAATATGTATTATATTTTAAGGCGGTTTCACAGCAAAGTTTAGTTATCATCAATAATAGTGATGAAATATGGTTAACGGATTTTGTTATTTCTGAATTCGAGGTTCAAAACCTTTCTAGTCTATGTGTAAGTTATGTTTTAAATCAAGGTATAATTTATGATTTTCCGCTAGCCGATCTATATAACATGCATTTGAGTAAGGACTTAAGGAAATTTGGTATAGGTATCTATCCAGAAACTGTCGATCTTATTTATTTTTCGTCTAGCAAATATAAACATTTAAGAATGTCTTTGTATATTATGAAAATATTGGGAATATATCATCTTTATATGAAAGATTTAATAATCGATTTACTATTTGATTATAGTACATATTTACTGGAATTTAATATAGAATTGGAATATCACAAAGCTTTATATAATAAAACTATAATAAATAACAGTACTAAAATACCAATTAAGATAATGCAAATATCTAATTATCTCTCTCCTAATCCTAACCAAGATAGAACTGATGGAATATTAGAATTAAGGAAGGAGGGTTTAGCTCTTATATATTATTCGGATTTACTACCGTTCTTTCCTAATTCTAGAGCAGAACAATTCATATATAGCCTTTTAAAAAAAACCTAGGGAAAAATATTCTATAAATTAGCTTTTAAGATCTAGTCTTTTATTTCTTTCATTCTTGATGAAGACGATAATCTGCCATACATCAATCATAGGCAACAATCGTGCACATACATCAATCTCACACATAATAGTATATGTCTCAATAGCTGAAAGATCGAGTGATGCCAATGTGAATAAAGTGTTAACACACATTTCTTTAAATTGGTGTTTGACTTCTACACGAAATTCATTAATGGTTAAATTGGGCACGACTATTAACGATGTATCAGCTGGATGCCAGTTAATGCCATAATATTCAAAAGCATAGGCTTGCGATACAGTGTTACATGTTGTATCGAGCCATCTCTTAATGGTGTCTCTATTAGAATGTTTAAGCAAAACATGATAGCGTGGATCATTAGCCGCTGTACCATTAAATGCAAAATCGGCAATATCGATCAAACCTGTATAATAATTTAGGAAATTGTTTAATCGCTCAGCGCTAATATTTTTTGGTGTATAAAATTCATAAATAAAGTCTTTCTGATTTAAAACTGATAAATGAGTGCTGTTACAGAATATCCAAGTATCTATGGATAATGTTGTAGCATGATATGGTTTATTAATTTCAAGGCTAGTATCAATTGTCCTAGCTGATAATGTAATACTATTCTTAGACATTACTCTTGCGATAATATTAAGTGCAATAATATTACTCTCGGCAACTGTATGCCTTACTATACTAGCTATATCTCCGAGTGGCATTAAATTCATAATGAGTATCTCTAATATTTGGTTATATTCTCTGTGTGCATCGCTATCACTACTATAATAGTAACAGTAATAATCATATTTTTCAATGCTATACATTACTAAAGCTTTACTGATATCACTATCTATAATATCATAATAACTAAAAGGGTTATTGATAGTTTTAATGCAAAACTGCTGTAAAAAAGCGATCCTCCTATAATCTACTGCACACTTAAAAATTTCATAGAAATTGCATTCTTCTAATTTATTGTATTTCTTTTTATTAAAATTATCCAGAATAAGGTTAAAAGCCTTTTCTTCTTTATTATTTATTAGTAATGCTCGAATTATCTGAGTAGTTGGTCTAAACACATCTCTAGAGTATCTCGACACTCTATCATTATCATATTCGATAAATAACCTTTCATCATTAAAGAGTAAGAAGAAACTGGCAGAATCATAAGCAGCTCTTTCAGCTGCAATATCAATCATTTCTTGAGTTATAGTGCAAGAAATTAAGGTTTTAGTATTATCAGTACTATCGACAATAACAACATTATTGTCGATATAAGGCAGGGAGAGAATCCATTTAATAATATCGATACGATTTTGTTCGGTTGCAAATTTTAAGAGTTGGTTTAGAAGTGTGATATTCCTCTTATTTTTAAGAGTTTTAATAATAGAAGAAACATCGAAAGGTGAATCAGCAATTTTTTGGATTAGTTTAGCTAATCCTCTAATAAATCTAGCCATTCTCACTATCCCTTTTTCACACTTTTTCTTTTCTTAAAAAAAGAAAAAAATTTTATTATATATATATATATCATTTTTACTTTATAATATATTTACAGATCATCAGTTTCTACTTGTTCACTGATAGTAGCTTCTGTAATTCTGCCTAGTCTACTTAGACAATTTATAATACTATCTAAATCTTCCTGAGATGGTTCAATATCCAAGTTTCCAAACCAAATTTCAACCGTTGAATTTCTGTTATTAGAGCTTAATTCCGTCATTTGAAATGGAATATTGCAGCGATTAATGTAATTTTTGACATGATTATATAAATCACCACCATTGATTGGATTTATATTAAGTTTAACATATATCTGCCAGAATATAGTTTCCATATCTTCACTATCACTATTAAAGCCACCAATTTGCCTTTCAAACTCTTTCATTAACTGATTGTAAACTCGTCCACCTTCTTGTATCTGTCTACCAGTCAGAGGATTAATAATATACTTTTTCATTTTTCTATATATATAGCCTTTTTTAAAAAAAAGCCTAGGGAAAAATCTATAGCTTTGTCTACAAAAAAGTCTATAGTCTAGAAAATAAAAAGACCCTTTTAAACGCGGTGTATAATCACGCTAAAACATAGTGCTAAAACATAGTGCTAAAACATAGTGCTAAAACAGAGTGCTAAAACAGAGTGCTAAAACAGAAAATAGCTTTAGCAAATTTTTAATCATACGATAAATAGCCTGTGGTTGCAAAGCAATAAAATAGCTTATTATACCGTATAATAGTTTTTAATTATATGGGTATTTATTAATAATTTATTATAAATAGAATATTATAATGAATAATGAAAAAATTAAGGTGTTTATTACTAGGAAAATTAGTAATAACGTAGATAATAATGAGGTGTTATGTTCTGAAACTAAAGATAATGACACTAACGATAATGACACTAACGATAATGACACTACCGATAATGACACTAACGATAATGACACTACCGATAATGACACTAACGATAATGACACTAACGATAAGGACACAAACGATAAGGAAACTAAAGAAAAAGAAGAGAATGGGGAAATAAATGAGCTAAAAGATAATAAAGATAATAAAGATAATAAAGATACAGTTGAAATAAATGAGAATAAGCAAAGGAATTATTACTGTTATATATTAAAGAATTCAGTGCCATCAGAGAATAAAAAGACGTATAATGGATTTACGGTGGATTTAAAGAAGAGAATTAGACAACATAATTCTGAAATTACAGGTGGTGCAAAGTATACGACTAGTAATGGTAAGAAGACATGGCATTATTATGCGATCCTAACTGGATTCGACACAGCTGTATCAGCCTTGAGCTGTGAATGGTGGATAAAGCATCCAACTGGTCATAGAAGACGACCATTGTGTTATAGTAATCCATGTGGTAGAATACTAGGCTTGCAGAAAGTCTTAGAGGATACTCGATTTAAGGGTTATAATCCAAATTTACAATATACTTTATGGTTAGATAGGAAATACTTGAATAATTTAAACTTAAATAAGATAAAACCCAATATTAAAGTTATGGTCTTGACAAATTTTCTAATCATCTGATAAAATAGCCTTTTGGCGACTTTAGAAATTATTCTTGGCAAGCAACAATAGATACGATGGGTATATATATTATAAGATAAAAATGAATTATTTACAAGATGTCTTGTCTTTAAGACGTTAAAGACAAGACCAGGGAAATGACGGAAAATACGAAAGTTATTCGTGACACTTTTAAGGGAAATGCTACAATCGGTATTTGGAAAGTAGATGCTAATGGTAACACTGTGGGAAAGGTTCCAATTATCTCTTTCGGATACAACAAGGCAAAAGCTATTGCTAATCATGTACAAGAGCTCCTTGATTGGGTTGCACAGCAGGAACAAGAGCAACAAGGAAATCGTAGTGTTACCGCTACCACTAGTGCTACCGCCAGCACTGAGAAATCATCAGAAGTTGGAATCAAAGCACTTACTTCAGATGAAATTACTGTTCTGCGTAATTTCTTGTTTAAGACAAAGATTTCAGAGTAGTAAATTTTTTAATCATTCGATAAAATAACTTAAAGTAGCTTTTTCTTCCAGAAAAAGTTATACTTTGTTTTATAATTTTATTTATTAATAAACTCTAAAAGTATGTCTCCATGGCATAATCCTGGTTTACACCAACAACCGAGTGTTTTTCCTTTTAAAGCTCTCAGTTCCTCTTTTGTGATTGCACCAGTTGATATCTGCTTTTCGAGATGGGCCCTATAGAGTTCTAGTGATTTTTCAAGAGTATAATCTTTAACTGGAAATGGATTGCAAAACTTACTATCTTGTGGTGGAAATCTCGCTTTCTTACCAGTTATAGGATCCTCTAACAAAACTATACCTCTACGAGCAATATAAACATTCTGTGGATCTTTCATCCATTCTCTAAGATCTTGATATTTAGGTCGGATAGAAGCTACTTTAACAGATACTACGGATGTCACTGTAGGTTTTGTTGTTGTGGATGTTGTTGTAGGCTTTGTTGTTGTAGATGGCACTGTAACCGTGGGTGTGATTGGTGTTATTGTAGATGTTTCTACATTTTTTATATTCTTTACTACAGGTGTTCGTGAAGGAATTTTTAGTTTTGGAAGAGTCTTTATTTTTATTACTGTAGGAGAAAGTGTTGTTGTTGTTTTTGCTGATGCTGCTTCTACTGCTGTTGTTTTTGTTGACTCTGTAACAGCTGAATCTGAGTTTGCTAATTCTACTGCTACTTCCGTATGTATTTCTGCTGGTGTTACTGGTGAATTAACCGTCGTTGAAATCATCTTAATTGCATTAGGGTGTTTAGATGGGTTAGGTATACCGTCTTTATTTAAAGGGCATGTAGATTTGTTAGTCCCATCTGAGCCACATAAACTACATTTAACACCACCAACCTGATCAAGGTAATGATCCATCTATATTATTAATAGGTAATTAAAAATATATTTCAATTTTTGTGTTTATGAAAAAATGATATATTTCTTTCTATTATATTGATTTTCTAATAACACAATAATGACTTCAATACCTTATGTTATTAGCATGGGCCACCCAGATTATAAGAGACCAAGAGTAAGTCAATCTTTCTTACAGGAAGCTACTATAGAAGAAGTTATTGCTAAGTGCGTTCAACATTTAGCTGAATCAATAAAGGGATTACCAAAAAGAGATTGGAAGGATATGGACCAAATTTATCAGTATCATGCTAGTCGAGAATCTTATATTGAAAACTCATTTTGGCAAGCTCGAGTTTTTGTAAATGGAGATTGGCAAGATATAAGAGCCATCGAACCAAATTTGGGTAGTCTTGCTATTAAACTTTCTAAACAGAGTCATCTGGAAGATGAAGATGAAAATGAAGATGAAGCTAAAAATCTTAATTAATAAACCAGACTTGCCGGAATTAAACCGGACTTGCCGGAATTAAACCGGACTTGCCGGAATTAAACCGGACTTGCCGGAATTAAACCGGACTTGCCGGAATTAAACCGGACTCGCGCAGCGAGGCCAATAGGGCAGGGTTCATAAGGGCTTACAGCTTCAGCTTCGCTTTAGCGGCCCTCTGCCCTTATTAGCTGAAGTTGCTCATATCATAATAGCCTGGCTCAATTTCGTTAAGACCTTCGAAATGAATCTTATCACCTAGATAGGGATCTACAGCATTCTGTTCTTCAGAAGCTAATTGATTTAAATGTTGGTTATTAGCAAGAAATTCTCCAAGAACATCGCGAACGGTGACGGCTTCTTTGTTAGATGCATCGACAAATACATCTTCAACATCACCATCTAAACTGACTAACATTCTAACACGTATTCTTGGCGAAAAAGCAAGAATGGTGTCTAATTCTTTTTTGTTAAATGGTCTCATTCCGAGTTTATCAAGGTTTTTCTCACTCTTTGGGTTATCAAAAAATCTTTTAACATCTGATTCACTAAAATCTTTCATACTGGCTACCATTGATTGTAATAGAATTAAACCTTCAGGATTTGTAACGTTTGCAACGCTATTTAGAGCTTTCTTCGGACTTGATCTCTGCTTCTCTTCAATATAGCCATATTGTTCTGCAGCTTTTGCAAGTAATTCGACTTTTCCTTCAGGATCATTCCTATAATAAATGTCTTTGTTTGTATCTTCGTTTCCTGTGTAATTTTCATAGAAAATATCGTCAGCTGCATTATATATGTTTAAAAAATTATAGAAAGTAATTTCATCATCTGTCTTACCAACTTTGGTAAGAAAATATTGATACTCATTGTACAAAGGATGCTTTTGGAACCTATCTTTTTGTGCCTTATTAAAATCACGTAAAATAGTCTTAGCAGGTGATGCTGGTTTAACTGGTGACACCTGTTTAACAGGTTTAACAGGCGAAACTTGTTTAACGGGTTTAACTGGCAATACCTGTTTGACATCTTTCTTTGCTAGAGCTAATGGATGTTTTGCAGGATTCGTCTTAACTGCATCCGAATTTAAGGGACAAGTAGATTTATTAGTTCCTTCAGATCCACATAAACTACACTTAACTCCACCAACTTGATTATAAAACATTTTATCTATAATGTATTATAGATATTAAAAAACCCTTTTTTAACTAAAGAGACAAAAAAGACTCTAAAGGTCTCTTTAGTTGACTCCCTTCGGTCGATAGACTAGGGGAAAAACTCTACCCTAGACTTTTAAAAATTGATAGATATCTTCTAATATCAGATTAGATATTTATAAAATAATGGATCTTGATCTTTCTAGAGAGCTTAAAGGGTTTAAAAAGTTTAGGAAGGTGCAAAAAAGATTAAATGAAGAATTTAATACACAGATTAGAATATGTGTAATAGATCTGAGTAAAAGTATTCCTGGATCCGGAATACAATACTTATTATCTGCGGAAGAATATAACTCTGATAAACCAAGAAAAGAATATCTTCAATCGCGTATGACTAAATATGGTGTAAATTTAACTGAACAGATGGGTTTCTTTATACCAGATACTTGGTTAATAATGTATGATTTAAATACATATCCAGATATTTATAAAGATAAATGTAGTCCATATAAGATTAAACACTTATTTTGTTCGCAAAGATATGCAAGAGGGAGTTATCATGGTCGGCCATTAAAACCGAAAAAATATTTCTATTCATCTGGTCTTAATTCACCAAATGGATTTAAAGAGTTAGAAGATGAGAATACAAAGAAAAAGAGAAAGATTAGAATAAAGAGGAAAAAAATAAATAAAAAAGATTAAAGACATGGTTATCTATTGCTGAGCGCATTGTTGAGCATGCATCATTCTAGGTCCACCCATATTAGGCATACCTGTTCCATCTCCATCTTCATCATCATTTTCATCAGATTTAATCTTTAAATAGGTTAATGTAACAGGTGTACATTTTTCTTTATCATTCTCTTTATTATCTTTAATATCGTTAGTGTTAGTGTTGGTATCTTTAGTGCTAATATCTTTAATATCGTTAGTGTTAGTGTTTTTAGTGGTATCTTTATTGTCTTTAGTGTTAGTGTTTTTAGTGGTATCTTTATTGTCTTTAGTGCTATTGTCTTTAGTGTTATTGTCTTTAGTGTTATTGTCTTTAGTGTTATTGTCTTTAGTGCTATTGTCTTTAGTGTTATTGTCTTTAGTGTTAGTATCTGTATTCGTAAGACCATTTCCGAATAATGCATGTAAGACTTCGGCAGATTTCTTGCTAACTTTATTAGGGAAGATAACGTTAAACTCGAGAATTAAATTTCCGAACACTGGATTTACTTTATCGAGTGGCATTCTGCTTTGTATGACTTGTTGATTCATAACAGGCATACCTTTATTCTTAATAATGTATATAGATCCAGGTTTAATCACATCATTGTGATCGATGGATAAGAGTTCACCTGTTGCAGGATGTCTAAATTTATATTTAAGATTAGTTAATGCATTTATAAGTGGTATATTAAATTTATATATTAAATCTGAGTTTTCCCATTTATAATCATTCATTATGCGTACTCCTTCATATAGTTCGTTATTACCATAATTGGTTTTATTAGTGCCTTGATCACTACCATTATTACTATTGTTAGGAGAGATACGTTTCCAGTGAAATTCTTTATCGTTATCATCATCAGATTCTGATCCAGTAGGACTATCATTGTCTGAATTATTATCAGGTTTTATTGCAACTACTAAATCACCAGGTATACAATCACGTAGTTCATCACCAGCACCCTCTACTCCAACATGAGTATTCCAGTGCATACCTGGATAAACGGTAAAGTCAGTTTCTTTCTGTTTTATAGTATAAGTCTTGCCCTTACATATAAGGCATTGATTGGCTGCACTGCATGATCTACCCTTTCCAAGGCATTTATCACAAGGTTGTTCTGTCATTTGAACACCGAAACCAGGTATAGCTCGCTTAGTTACTCTAGAACCTCTGCCATTACAGGTAGAGCATTGTTCGAGTTTTTTATCTTTAGAGCCGGTACCTTCACAAGAGTCACAACCCTCTTTATAGGGATAGAATAATTTGAATATTCCGCCATAGTATAGATCTTTTAATGATAATCTTAATTTAAAAACGGTTTGTTTGCATTTTTGAATTTGTTGTCTTCCCCCTTGATTAAACATGCCACCAAATGGACCGAAGCCACCAAAAGCACCAAAAGGTGAAGTCTGAGTAGGATCGATTCCTTTATCTAGCATATCAAGACCTTCTTGGCCATGTCTATCATAAATTTCTCTTTTTTTTGCGTCGCTTAAAACATTATAGGCATTAGCTATTTTTTGGAAGGTTTCGGTGGCTTTTTCGCGGTTAGTTGGATTCTTATCAGGATGCCATTTTATAGATAGTTTACGATAACTGGATTTAATTTCTTCGGGTGTAGCATTTTTCTGAACTTCTAGAATCTGATAGAGACTCATTTTTTGATTTAAATTAATAAAATATATAGAATGTGCATATTATTTTAATCAATTTTATTCGCAGCTAGAAAAAGACTTAAAGTGTAGCGAGCATATAAACTTTTTCCTCAAAAAAAGATAAAGACTCTTTAAGTGTAGCAAGTTGATAACCCTTGGCATTTTTCTTTAAAAAAAAGACCAAAGTATTTAGATTAATCTAAATAAATAAAATTTAATTAAATAATAAATAAATAGATTTTTATTTATTTTCTGCGTTTAAAATATAAAAAAATGGTTAAAGATTGTGGCTGTGGTGAAACTTTCGATCGCAAAGATTGCAAAAAGGGATGCCGTCGTGATGACAGATTTGATTGCTCTACTCCTTGGTGGTGGAAACCATGCAACATTCGTGGCACTGAATGCAGTGGCTATGGACGCCCATGGAACAACTCACAGCGTGGCGTTGGCGAAAAGCGCTGCGAACGTGCCTTATGCAGACGTGCTGAAAGAGGCTTCGGATTCGGTGGTTTCGGTGGATGCTGCGGTGGCTTTTAAAGAATGACACTTGAGTGTTTTCATCTTAATTAAAGATCCTTAGTTAAAAACTAAGTGAATAAATCATATTTACTCACTTAATATTAAGGCACATTGATATTTATTTTATTGCTTTTTCTTTTTTGAATTAAAAGCTTTATTCACCTTATTGAGAGCATTGTTAAGTTGGTTCTCTGTTAAACCAGTTATTTCTAATGTTCTATTAATATTTGTATTCGTATTTGTATTCGTATTAATTATTTGATCCAACACTATTTGTCTATTACTATTATTGCTGTTGTTATTAAGAATAGGATTATTAATAGGAGTTGGTTTATTACTTACTGCAGGTCCGATAACTTTTAATACAACAGGTTTATTGCTATTCGCAACTAACCCTTCATCTGTTTTTGCTTCATCTGCTATTTGTCTTGTCAAGATCTTAGATTTAACATTATTATTAGTTAATACTCTTGCTTTTTTTTCATGTATGGATTTAATCTTAATTCTATTATTTGCATCTTTAATTTCTGCTCTTACTGCTGGAGTAAGAGATGTATTATTTCTATTATTATTATTGTTATTATTGTTATTATTGTTATTATTGTTATTGTTATTATTATTATTGTTATTATTGTTACAATTTCTGTTATTATTGTTATTATTATTATTGTTATTATTAATGATTCTTGGTCTATTTAAAGGAATACTAAATACTGGCATTATTTGGTATATATATTATATACATAATATAAAAGTTAGTATATATATTATATATAAAAAATGATATTTTCAGAATCAAAACCTATGTCATATATCACTACAACAAAAACAACGTGATGAGCAGCATTAAGGAGCAGAAGGAGGTGGCGAAGGCTGAGGAGCAGCAGGCTGATGAGCAGCAGGAAGAGCAGCAGGCTGAGGAGGAGCAGGAGCAGGATGAGGAGGAGCATGAGAAGAAGGAGCGCAAGGGGCAGGACCAGCACCAGAACCGTGTTGTTCTTCCGTCGATGCGTGTTTCGGTTCCGATGATGCCTCGTAAGCCTGGCATCGGCTCTCTGATCTCGGACATCAATCGTGTTCGCCGTGAGCGTGACGGGTTTCACACTATGCGTTTCATCGACAACAAGAAGTTCTCTGATGAGGATTATGCCTGTGGGTATGTCCTCATCAAGTCGAAAGAGCTCGATGATGTGGAGTACTTTTACCGTCGTGTTGTCCTGATTGTCAAGGCGGTCGCCAGCGAGTACGCAGTCGACCAGCAGCGTGACCGCCGCGCCCGCTACAACAACGAGGGTCCCGACTACCAACGTGAGTTCGGGGCTCGTCAGCGCCCGTCCAATCTGCAGACCATTCGTGAGGTCCGTGAGCCGCGTGACCAGCGAGACCAGCGTCCTCGCTACAAGCGTGACCAGGATCGCGATCAGCGTCCCCGCCAGCAACAGCAACGTGATCAGCAGCCAGACCAGGATCGTGAGGAGCGCCTCCAGAAGCTGAAGGACCAGCAAGATCAGGAGAAGAAGCAGAAAGTCAAGCTTCAGCTCCCGCGCAAACCGACCACAGCAGCTGCGGTCGCCTCGACCTCGACCACAGCAGCTGCTCCTGCGGTCGCCTCGACCTCGACCTCGACCACCTCGACCTCGACTCCTGAGAACTGGGACCAACAGTAAATCAACAGACCAAAAAAAGGTTGCGATCGTGCAACTACTTTGTAAAAAGGGCTTCGCTCGAACGAAATTTCAACCAGCACCAGTCGCTTTAGCAGATCGTCCTTCGGGTTGCTTTCGGGACTACCGCTAAAGCGAAGCTGAAGCTGTAAGCCCTTATGAAACTAAAGATACCCTGCTAAACTGGTCTCGCTGCGCGAAGCTGGTTGAACCCGCTACCAACTTTTGTGCTTTGCTCGTTTGCTGTAACTAACTGTAATGAATATAATATATAAATTGATTTTTAAATTTCTTAAATGTTTTGTCCAGTTTAAAAAGTATCTTTAAGATGTCGAGACCTGCAATATATAGTACTGATCTACCAGATAGGTTGTATAGTGCTATAATCGATAATACACATTCAATAATAACATTAGCAGCTCCAACTGGGTTCGGTAAGACTTTTATGATTAATCATATGATAGCCAAATCTAATATTCCAGGACAATCCTTAATGCCATACAGAGTCTCAGTTAAGACGATGCATCAATATTTAAATCAGATGTTCGATGATTTTTCATTTGGTTATGCAATGAAAGATGATTGTAAAGTTTCAAAGGACGATCATGTTGTCCTTCAAACGGTCGGCTACTGGCTAGAAAAGTTTTTTAAGGGATATCTAAATTTTAGTAAAATAACTTACGGAGGAGTTAACTTTAGTAAAACTTATGGAGGAGTTAACTTTAGTAATGAGGGAAGACAGATTATCTTTATAGATGAGGTTCATGATGCTTCTTGGCAAACAAATCTCGCGCTAAATTTATTAATCTGGCTTTTAAATAAGGGTGCAAATATTACAGTTATACTTGCGTCTGCTACACTGCCAGACGAAATCGATTTTAGTCCAGAATATTGTTTACATCTATCTGTTATAAATGAAAAGGCAAGAGTAAATAGAATCTTCTTAGAGAAGAAGATTAGTGATACGATCAAGGGAGAAAATTTATCGATTCCATTTCGTAAACAAATAATAAGTACATTAAACGATATTATTGATAATACACTTTACAAAGATGATATTCTTGTAATTCTTCCAGGATTCGATGATATTACATATATACACAATAATCTTTATAATGATGTAAGATATGAACAATTTATTATATACCCACTATATTCCCAGTTATCCAGAGAAGAGATAGCGAATGCAATTGCTTATAATAGTTTTGAACGTAAAATTATATTATCGACGAATATCGTGGAGAATGCAATAACGATTGAAAATCTCGAAGTCGTAGTGGATAGTGGATATCGCAAAATCATGCATATAGATTGTGAAGGAGTTCAACAACTATTAATAGAAGCAGCTTCGAAAGCTAATATAATACAATCAAGTGGGCGTGTTGGTAGGGAGGGTCGGCAGGGTTATTCTTATTTAATGTTAACAGAGAAAGAATTTGAATCAAGGAAGGAGCATCAAGAGAATGAAACGATGAGAAACCCTTTTTATCAGCAAATAATTAAGTTGGTAGCAAATAATCTACCTGTCTTCGAAATTCTGCCATATCATAAAGAAAAACTTAAAGAGAATATCTCATATCTAATAAAGAACGGGATTTTAGAAGTTGTACACACTAATCATAATGACAACCATGAAAGTCATGAAAGTTGCCATGTTGAAAGTCATCATAATAGTGATGATAG